GATGCGCGCGGTCAGCCACCGGCCGTTGTCTTCGCGGCAGACGGTGACGTAGTCGTTTTCGAGGCCGCCCTGCGTGACAACGTAGAGCACTCGGCAGGTGCCGATGCCGTCTACTTCAACGCGGAAGTTTTGGGGTGGCCAAGAGATCATGGAAAAGATGTGCAGGCGCCCCACTCGTCTCGCTCGGTGGAGCTGGGCATCCCGGAGATGGTCCGCGGCGTCACACCACATGAACGCCGGCGAGAACCCGCTTGAGCCTGCAACTTGAAAGTCATTTGGATTGTTTGCGCTTGCGCGCGGCGAAGGCGGCGGCGAGGGCGGGCAAATTGTTGCTGGCGCGGTCGCGGCCGACTTCGTTGTAAAGTTTGATAGCCTGCTTGAGCTTGGCCTTGATCTCTGGCGTGTCGGTCGGATGACTCGTCAGGTCGTACATGTCGCGGGGCTTAGTCATAAAGTCAGGGCTGTCCGTTTACGCAGATGTAGAGGAAGCCAAAATTGGCAAAACTGTATCCTGCAAAGGCCACGGCGAGACCGGCGTTTCCTTCACGCCAAAAGCCCACCGCGGTGATGGCGTAGCAGATGGTCGTGATGACGAGCGGGGTGAAGGTCATTGGTGGGTGGCGGCTGGCGCGTGACTAGTGACTAGTTCAATGGCCAGTTGCTCGCCGAAGGCGCGGGCAATGGCTCGTTGTTTGCGAAGCCGATGGACCGTGTCGCGGGCCTTGCGTAGCCGCTGCTCCAAGTCCTGCGCAAACTCGGTCGGCACGACATGATTGCCGCGCGCGAGATTGTCGGTTTCCGGTGTATCGCTCATTCCGCGTCCTCCTCTTTGCCGCAGCGGATGGCCCAGGCAAACATGGCGCCGTAGGAAGCCAAGGCGCCGAGCACTACGCCTGCGGCGAGGCCGATGAGGATGTAGCCGGCGGCGGTCATTCGTGGACGCGCCTCCATTTGTCTTTCCACATCGACCTCGCCATCGTGGCGGACTTCTCGGCGACTGCTTCTTCGCTCATGTCGGGGCAGACATGGTGCAGCAGCTCATGCAAAACCGTGTCTAGCTCATCCGCGCCGGATTGGCGGGGGTCGATGTAGACTTTGCCGTCGCCCAAGGTCATGCCGTCCGCTTTTTCGCGGCCGAGCTTCTTACGGACGATAGCGATGGTTCTGCGTGGGGGCATTAGGCGAGGTCGGCTTGTCTGGCATCGCACTCGGCACCGCACGCGGCGTATCCGGCGACATCGATCCAGTTGTCATGCTTGGCGGCGTGCGCTTGGCGGGCGATCTTTACTAGGACCATCAGCGCAGCGATGTCGGATGCCGTGACCAAGACCTGCGCGCCGTTGGTGCGCGACAGGTAGCTGGAGAACATCTCGGCCTGCGTTGCGAAGTCATCCGCGGGCGAGCCGTAGTCTTCGTTGCGCGCTCCGCAGACGGCGGATGATGCGGCATCTAGTGTTTGCTTGGCGGTTTGCATTAGGCAGCTTTCTTGAGGCGCAGGTTCGCGTAGTGGAGCGCGAGGCGGGCCTTGAAGTTTTCCCACAGCGGCTCCGCGGAGAAGATCCAAGACACCTCGAAGTCGTCCGGTGACTCTTTGCCGATGCGGACGATCCCGCGGCGCTGGACCTTCATGTCCGGGCGGTTCTCGTTCCAGAGTTGCTCGTAGCCGGCCAACTGGATCTTGTGCGCTGGGACGATGGCTTTGCTGGTCTTCCAATCCAACAAGACAATCTTGCCGTCGCGGTCGCGCGCGGGGGCGTCGATGGTGCCGCCGAAGAGAAACTCTTCGGAGACGAGCTGCACCTCCGGCTCGATGACGGTGAAGCCTTCGCTGTCCCACCAGCGGCGGAAGTTGTTGTAGGCGATGGTGGCTTTTTCAACGTCTGCCGGGGAGAACTCGGAGAGGTCGGGTTCATGGTTGTGCAGGAAGCACTCGATCATAAAATGCGCCACGGTGCCGATGTCGGCGGCCTTGTCGCGCACCTTGCGGTAGTCTTGGCCATCCATGCCGAGCTTCCACGCCCAATGGATGAGGCCACTGCTGTCCTCGCCGATCTTGGCGATGGTGCTGGCGCCCGGAACATCGGTGCCGTCTTTCAGCGGATACTTCTGGTGGGCGCGGGTCTTCTCGAGGCGTACGATTTTGCGTCCGTCCTCGGTGAAGCGATCCGGCTCGGCGGGCTTGGCGGCTTTGCTAGGGGAGCGGCGTTTTGCCGCCCCCCTTTTGACTGTGGTGTTTTTGGCTGGCATGGGGTTACCAGGTGATCTCTTCGTCGTCGGTGCCGGTCTTGCGTGCGGCGGGCTTGGCTTCCGAAACGTCGAAGCCGTAGGCGGTGGCGCTGCCGCCATCGCCCCAAGTGACGAGGTCATGCACCATGACAGCCTTGGGCTGCAGCGTGATGCCGGCGCCGAGCGTGCCGGTGTACCAGCAATAGGGCACGACCGCGACTTGGATCTTGCTGCCGCCGCCGATGTTGTCGGTGATGATGTCGCCGGAGGCGTTGAAGAGCTTCGGCGCGCGGCTGTAGGTCTCGCCGGCTTTGTCTTTGCCCACGGCTTTGACCTTGAGCTTCAATTGCGTCATACCGTCGTTGTCTTCCCACGGCGCGGCGTGGAGCTTGAGCTTGTCTTTCTTCAGCTCGGCTTTCTTCTCGGCGACAAACGCGGAGAAAAGCTCCTCGGCTTGCTTGATGAACGGCTCTGCTTCCTCGGCGGTTAGCTCGAGGTTGACTTTGAACACTCCCACGTCGTCGAACTTGGTGTCCGGGCGATTGAGGTGAGGGTAGCGGGCGATGCCCACAGGTGTGGTTAGGGTTTTGTTTGGCATATTATGCGTTGGTTGGTTGTGTTTGTGTTGGGACTAGAAAATCGGAGCGGCGAAGGATGGTGAGGAAGTCAGCGGCGCGCAGCGTGATGAACCACTCCTCGCCGTTGCGCTTGTGGGCAACGACCGGGAAGAGCTTGGCCTTGGCATCGCGGATGGCTTGGGCCATCCAGTCGCGGATCTTCACGACCTGGCAGAACTTCACCTCAAAGTGGAAGTCGGGCAGGCACGGGCAGACGACATCGGGCGAGTCGCCGAGGCCGCTGAATTGCTGACCGCGGCGGATGCCGGAGTCGCCGAAGGCTTCGCGCAACTCGTCGCGCCACATGCGCTCTCCGCGGGCGCCTTTGGCGCGGCTATTCATTGATGGCCTCCCAAAGTTGTTTCGCCGGCGCGTAGACGGAGCCGTCGCTGTCGCTGGTGCGTCCCGCGGGTGCGGTGCCTTCAAAGCGGGTGAGCGAGGGACGCCATGTGAGGTTGAGCGTGCCGGTGCGGCCGGCGCGGTGTTTGGCCACGATCAGCTCGGCGTCTTGGACTTCCGGTTCCTCGTCTTGCACGGCGTAATAAGCGGGGCGATGGATCAAGCAAACGATGTCGCTGTCTTGCTCAATGCTGCCGCTCTCGCGCAGGTCGCTAAGTTTCGGGCGGTTGTCGCTGCGGTTTTCCGCTTGGCGGTTGACCTGGGCGGCGGCAACGACCGGGATGCCGAGTTCCATCGACATGGCTTTCAACCCGCGGGAGACGAAGCCGACTTCGTTCTCGCGGCTTTGGGCGCCGGAATGTGAGACGAGCTGCAGGTAGTCTACGAAGATGCACTTGACGTTCCACCGGCGGACGGCGAGGCGGGCGCGGCCGCGGATGTCCAAGAGGGTGAGGCCGCCACGATCGTCCACATAGAGGGGTTCTGTGGAAAATTGCGTGGCGGCGTCAAAAATGCGGTGTTTGATGCTGGCGGTGAGAAAGCCGTTGCGGATGATCTCGGTGTTCGTCTCGGCGCGGCCGAGGACTACGCGCGCGGCGAGTTCGTTGGCGGGCATCTCAAGGGAGAAGTAGACAACTGGGACGCCACGGCGGGCCATGTTGTCGGCCATATTCAGCATCAGCGCGCTCTTACCCATGGCGGGGCGACCGGCGATGATGGTGAGCTGTCCGCCGCGGAGTCCGCCGGTGACTTGGTCGAAGTCGCGGATGCCGGTCTGCAGGCCGAGCTTCTTGCCGCCGGCCATAAGGCTCTCTAGCTCTTCGAGGAGACCGGGGACGATGGCGCTGGGGGCGCGCATGCTGTCGGTGGCGGTGGTGAGGCTGAGACTGAGGACGGACTCGCCGGCTTGCTGGAGGACGCTGTCGGCGTCCGTGGCCATGTCCTGGGCGGCGGCTTGCATGGCGACCGAGGCGTCGATAATGCGGCGGCGGGCGTGGAGGTCGCGGAGGGTTTGCGCGTGATATTCGACCGCAGCGCTGCCTCCGGCGTAGTCGCTGAGCATCTCGGTGAGGGCGCCGGCGCCGCCAACGAAGTTGAGCTTGTGCTGCGCGTCGATGCGCTGGGTGACGGCGATGACGTTGGGCGTGCCGCCTTCACCGCGGACTTCGGCGATGGTCTCGTAGATGAGGCGATGCGCGGGCGTGTAGAAAAGATCGGCGTGGATGCCGGAGACTTCGTCGCAAAGTTTGGGATCGGCCATGAGCGAACCGAGGACAGTGCGCTCGGTGGCAGGGCTTTGTGGGACGGTGCGTTTCATTTTAGGCGGCGCCTCCGTCGTCATTGTTTTCCAGCACGACTATGACAATGAACGTCAGAACGATCAGCGCGAGGTAGGTCAGAATGAGCGCGTTCATTTTCTTCCTTCCTGCGGGCGAGTTGTGCGCGGCGACGTTCCCAGCGGTCGCACGCTGCGTCTACGAGGCGAAATGATTCTTCGAGCCATGGCGTGATGTGGTGTTCCTTGGGCGGTGGTGGTTGATGCTCAGTGGCCATGACGTGGGACTTCTAATTGTCGTGGCGTGATCTGTAGGCATATGTTGGCAAATGTTGGCATGAGGGTCAAGGGTTTTTGGGCAGGATGGGCCATTTTTTTAGGTGGCCGAAATCGCGGGGTTCGCTGACGGAAGTCACCCTGCCGCACACGCCGCAGGGGTCTTCGTGCCAAGTGGAGACGTGGCCCTTGGGCATGCCGCGGCCGTGGGCTTCGCCGCAGGGGCGGCAGATCCACGCAGGATAGGGCGGCGTGAAGATGCGCTCGTAGTTGGCCCGGTAGCGGTCGCCGTTGACCGGCCGCGGGCTGTCGCCTTTGCCGGCGCTCATCGCTTCACTTCCTCCCAAAAGACCTGCCGGTAGTGCTTTTCCAGCTTTTCCATATTCTGCAAGGCGCCCAGATCCTCGGCGATGCGTGGGATATCCCACGACATGGGCATGTGCTTGAGGCGGGCGCGGGCCTCGCGGCGGATCTCGGCGGGGATGCGCTTGATTTTGCCCGGAGTGCCCAGCTCGGTCAGGAAGTGGCGGGCCTGCGCGATGGCGCGGGCTTGCTCGTAGGGAAGGCTCATCGGATGCCGGTGGCCTCTTCGATGGCGTCATGCGCCTCGTTGGCGACTTCGTTGGACGGCTTGACGCAGCGGTTGATGACGCGGATGAGGCGATTGTTGGAGCGGATCAGCTCGCGGACCTGCGACTCCAGCGAGGCGGTGTTGTCCGCGAAGTTGGAGCCGAAGCCGACCGAGCCGACAACCAGGTCAGGGATGATCGTGCTCATTTGCGCGCCCTCCGTTTGCCGCGGCCGAAGATGAAGCCGGAGTTGCGGAACGATGGCTGGGTGATCAAACCGCGCTTGGCGAGGAAGCGGTCGCACGCTGCGTTGATCGACGTGGCCTCAAGCATGAGCCGGCCAAACAGCGGGCCAGTGGGTTCATATTCGAGGGCCAACGTCTTGCCGTTGTGGAGGGTCATTTGCGGGCCTCCTCAAGCTCGGTGGCGAGTTGGCGGACGAGGGCGCGCAGGGCCATTATCGTGGCGATGCTCTCGTCGGCGATCTGCTCGACGTATTCGACGTTGACGTTGAGGTTGGTTTTCGGCGCCTTGGCGGCGCTCGCCTTTTTGGTGCTTTTGGCGGGTTTCATAAATATTTAAGGAGTATTAAGGATGGGGTGGGACATTTGCTGTCCCATGCCCAGAATTTGTTAGCGATTCTGCGACATCGTTGAGCAAGTCCCAGTTACCGGGCTTCCGATGCTTGTTGGGGTCGTAGCGGACGCTGACACGGTTGCTGATGTCGTCGAAGGTCCAGAAGACAAATTGATTGAGGTCGGGCAGGTAGGCGGCGAGCACGTCGAAGTCGTGGATCTCGTAGGGGCGGGCTTTCAGTCCGCCGGTGGCGCGCTTGACGGAGACGTGGTAGGCGCCGCGGTCGAGGGTGGCGGTCTTGACCTGGACGGCGATCGGGCGGACGCCGGCGCGGGTCAACATCACGTCGGTGGTCTGGGCGTGGCCGAAGGGCGTGAAGATCTCCCAGTCGTGGACTTGGGCGCCGACAATGAAGAGGGACTCGGAGATCTCTCCTTTGCGGCAGGCGGATAGGACGGTGCCGCCGGTGATGGGGGCGTGGATGCCGTCTTCGAGGGCGAATAGGGTGCTCATGGGGTTAGGCTGCGTTTTCTTTGGCGAACTGTTCGCGCATCTCGGCGAGGGAGCGCTCGAGGGCGGTTTGTTTGGGTTGGCCTTGCACAGGCAAGGGGATCGGCTGGCGCTGTTGGCGCAGCTTCTGCAGCTCGTCGGGGAAGACGACGCCGGAATAGTTGTTAACGATGGCGCGTTCCATCTTCTCGACCGCATCGCGCTCGTTGAACTCAGCTAATTGCTTGAGGAGTCGGCGGGCGCCAATCTCAGTGAGGGGCGATCGCTTCTGGCGCTTGTGCTCAATCAGATCAACCCAGACCGCGGCGAACCCTGGGCCGTGAGGCAGGGGCAAAGATGCTGGGTCGAATTTGGGAGCGGTGGCGCGTTTGGGTTTCGGGGCTTCCTTTTCCGAAGAAGGTAGCGAAGGCGATGAAATCGCCGGAGTGGGCGCGTCAGCGCCTTTATTACGTTCCTTTATGTTCCTTATTGTTGGGGTCTCATTCTGACACCACTTGGGTCTCATTCTGACACTACTTGGGTCTCTTTCTGAGACCGGTCTCATTCTGAGACCC